CTACACCCTATCGACTGCGGCTGGCGCAGAAAAAGCTGAGGTCTGACCCACTGCCCGTGTGCGAGCGGCTGGGAGCGGCTGGGGCCTACCCCCGGCCCCCCCTTTTGTTCGGCGGCCCCTCCCTCCCCCCTACACACTAATCCACTCAAACATTCACAACTTTTTGGGATCCCCTATATAGGCCACCCATGCCCACTTAATATATAACAACCAACAGTGGTAGTATCTACTGATGGAAGTAGGACTAATATCTCAGTACTGGGAGCAGATAGTTGCTTTTTTTCTTGCTGTAGCTGCTGTAGTGCGGCTGAAGCAGGAAACGGAGGGATTGCGTAAAGATTTGGACAATATAGTAGCAGATCTTGCCAAGAGGGATACCTATGTAGAGGTGGTAAAGATTAGGGCTGAACTGGATGTTGCAGCTAAGAATATCACTTCGTTGTGGAACATCATTAATGGAATGAAGGACGGCGGGAAATAAAAAAGACCCCACCAGAGGGAGGTCTGGCAGGGTCGAAGTTTCGTTCCATTACGTCCAAAGGGAGGGACAGGACGGAGCGGCAGAGTTTTATTTCCTTCGCTCTAAAATGGAACTAGGAATTCCTAGCATAGAATCTAGGTACTGTCTAGTACTAGGAATACCTAGTACTAGGTTCTGCTAATATATTTAGTTATATCTAGGTACTAGGTATTCCTAGTAACTAGGTATTCCTAGTAACTAGGTATTCCTAGAGCGAGATATTGGAGGAAGTTTACTTTTCAGATCGTAGCTCTCGAATTTTCTGCCTTTTATTTTTTTTTGGTTCATTCGGGAGGAGAATTCCTTGTCCCATTTTCGTTGAGCGGAATACAGTTCTGCTTCACTGGAATAAATACGGCTTGAACTTGTACTCATTGGCATTGGTCCTTTCTAAAGGGGGTCACCTAAACTTGTTTAACTGACCCCTATCCCAGAATAGTTCAAAAAAAAGGGCCACGGTTATTAGCATCTACAAATGCCCCGTGACCCATATTACCTGCTCGACGGCCCAGTTAAGCAGGGAGACCGAATATATTCGATGTAATTCTATATTGCAACAGTGTTAGTGGTCTGTTACCTGTCTGTTCATGGCAGATGTAATGAAAACACTCAAAGATTCAAAAGTTGATTGGCTTCATGCGATAAATGGAGATGGTGGTCACTGCCCATGCTGTGACAGGTGGGGCAAAATATATCCTCGGCAGTTCAATTCCAGCATGGCTCGCGCCTTGATTTGGCTCGTTAAGCAAGGTTCACAGTGGACCGACGTTCCCAACACCGCGCCCAAATGGCTGACACGCACCAACCAACTGCCCACCGTTCGTTGGTGGGGGCTGGTTGTACGCAGGGAATCGAAAGACCCAGCGGTAAAGCATTCCGGCAAGTGGAAGCCGACGCAACGCGGAGTTAACTTCGCGTATGGCCGCATCACTGTTCCCCAAAAAGTATTCACCTACAACGCAGATGTTCTGCGATTTGGAGAGGAACATATAAGAATAGCAGAGGCCTTCAAAACGAAGTTCGACTACGAGCAGGTAATGCTGCCCGTTTCTGGCTATCCGCAAAGGGAATTATGGGACTGACTGCATGGAACAAGTATTTTGGAATACAGGGAACGGCCACTCCTACAGGCAGACCGACTTCCCTCTTCTGGACCTGAAAGAAATACCGGGGCCTGATTTTTTCCGTTTGTGTGTGGAAATAAATCACGGGATGATGTATCTCGCTTCTCCCTATTCCAGCAACTGGAAAGTTACCAAGGAGATGGCCGAGGAGAGGAAGGAGAAGGTTATCTCCTTCACCCATACCCTGCTGAACAATGGGGTTTGGGTATTCTCTCCTATAGCCTATGGGGCTGCATTCGAGGCTAGCGGTTTCGAGCATGACAACCAGTGGTGGATGCGGCGGGATTTTGAGTTCCTGAAGCACTGCGACATGCTGGGGGTATATTGTTTGGAAGGGTGGGAGGATTCTCCGGGGGTTCAGAAGGAGATCGACTGGGCATTGACCCTCAACAAGAAGATCCTCATGCTGGTGAACTGATAGATAAATGACTCCCTATCAAAGAAGAGCACTGACATATCTGAAAAGCTACTGGCACACGCATGGCTGCTCTCCCAGTTATCGTGATATCTCTTTTGGCATTAGTACTGGAGTGAGTCACACCCATGAGATTATCAATGGCCTATACGAAAAGGGTTTCGTTCATGTGGACAGAAGGAAGGCGAGAGCTATCTATCCTATTGATATCTGGCATGGACTAAGAGGAAATTTAAGTCGTATAAATTCAATTCTGGAAGATGAGAAAGAGGATGTTGAAGTCAAGACGCAGGAGTAAGCCCCGCCCAAGGAACCACCGTAAGAAGCTGGGGCCGAAATCCGCTTGGGCCACTGCAAGAAAGAAGAAGAGGGGGCAGGGCTGATGGCATGGGCGATAAGAAGAGGCTGTAAGAAATGCGGGGACATATACTTGGTCTTTAAAAAGGGGGTGTTGTATTGTCGGCGGTGTGGGCCACAGAAAGGGCCTCGTTAAGGATATGATTTATATAGAAATAGGTGGCATCCATTATCCGCATATAACCATAAGCTGGAGAGATATCATCGGGGATGGCGCTATGGTCAGGCCCTCGGAGGCCAATAAGCTGGTTTGTCCCGTTATGTATACGGAGGGATATCTGTTTGACTGCTTTGAGGCCAATGGCGATAGGTATGTCCGAACATTCTCAACGTGGGCCTATGATGAGGAGGAGAAGGAAGCCAGTTTCGGGGATCGGAACTGTTTTCCTGTTTGTGTGCTGACCAAGGAAAGCAAACGTGATCTGAAGGTTGCCGCTGCTTGGATGGAGGCCAAGAAGGAGAGCGAGGAGTGAGGAAGCCATTCGATTTCTACCCCACCCCGATGAGCGTAGTATCAACGATGATCGGCAGAATGTTTCTGAAGTCGTCGGCATTTCTGAATCAGGTCTGGGAGCCCTGCTCCGGGGATGGCCGTATTGCAGCGGAACTAAGACGGCACGATACTTATAGCGTTATCGAGACCGATATTTCTGCGGGGCAAAATTTCTTTGACTTCGATACCGCTCTGGCACCCGTTATTGTTACCAATCCTCCCTTTCGCCATATCCGTCCCTTTATAGATCATGCATTTGATATCGGTGTTCAGCAGATGGTGCTTGTCTGCGGGGAGAGACTATGGGCCTGCAAGAAAGGCAGGGAACAGTTTGAGCGGCATCGGCCATCTTCTTTCGCCAATATGGACTGGCGGGAGGATTACCTTGGCAAGGGAGGGAAACCCGACAGGGCGCTTGCAGTATCTATCTGGACGAGCCCCCACGCTGATCATTGTCGGTATGAGGTTTGGTCAAGGCCATAAAGGAATGGCAATAGCTGGCTAACCAGTGTTGACAGTGGATTGTCAAGGGGGGTAGTGTGTTAACATTCCAGAAGAATGTTAGGCATATGCGTTCTAATTTTTTTTTGGGATCGGTGCCGGGATCACCGTACCCGTGCAAATACCCCTTCTTGAAAAGGACGCTCCGGCGTCCTTTTCTTTTGGAGCCACATGCCTGATCAACAGCTACATAGTTATCTCAGTAAGATAGCCTCTCTGCCAATAGAAGAGCAAAGAGAACTGCTTGATCTGATAAACAGGCTGGAGACCGCGACGGATCGAGATCAGTCCGGCAAGAGGTTCCTCCATTTTGTCAGGAACATGTGGCCAGCGTTCATAGAAGGGAACCATCACAGTATTATGTCGGATGCCTTTGAGAGGGTAGTCGAGGGCAAACTGAAGCGGCTGATTATCAATATGCCGCCACGGCATACCAAATCGGAATTTGCAAGTTATCTTCTCCCTGCGTGGTTCTTGGGAAGGTACCCGGAGAAGAAGGTGATCCAGACCGCCCATACTGCGGAACTGGCAGTAGGGTTTGGACGAAAGGTGCGTAATCTAGTTGGGGATAATGATTTCCAGAAGTTGTTTCCCGGTATAAGCCTGCGGCAGGATTCAAAAGCTGCTGGCAGATGGAACACCAACAAGGAGGGCGAGTATTTCGCCATCGGCGTTGGTGGGGCGGTAACAGGTAAGGGCGCAGACCTTCTAATCATAGATGATCCGCATAGCGAACAAGAGGCCCGCTCACCCGATGCTTCCGTCTTTGATCCAGTTTATGAGTGGTACACTTCTGGCCCTCGCCAACGTTTGCAACCGGGGGGAGCCATTGTCATTGTGATGACGCGCTGGCATCAGCGCGACCTTGCAGGGCAGATACTGAAGGCATCTCATCAACGTGATGGGAGTGATGAGTGGGAAGTTATCCAGTTGCCAGCCATACTGCCATCAGGAAATTCTCTGTGGCCAGAGTATTGGCCATTGACGGAACTGCAAAGCCTGAAGGCAGAACTACCAGCGGCGAAGTGGTCGGCACAGTATCAGCAAGACCCGACAGCCGAGGAGCAGGCGCTTATCAAGCGGGACTGGTGGCGCAAGTGGGAAAAGGATGATCCGCCGAGTCTTGGGACACAGCGTTCCTCAAGACACAAAGGGCGGATTACTCTGCGTGTACAACGTGGGGTGTATTTTTTTCGGAGGACAGCGGGAAGGATGTGGCTAACATAATCCTGCTTGATGCATTCAAGGACAGGATGGAGTTTCCAGAATTAAAAAATGTGGCCCATAAATCCTATAAGGAATGGGAACCAGATGCCTGCATTGTTGAGGCGAAGGCAGCAGGTGCGCCGTTAATTTTTGAGCTTCGGCAAATGGGTATTCCAGTCAGTGACTACACGCCGTCAAGAGGGAACGACAAGATTGCCCGTGTTAACGCGGTGAGCGATCTATTCGCTTCCGGGGTGGTATGGGCTCCCGCTACAAATTGGGCGGAGCAAGTCATTGAGGAGTTCGCTGCTTTTCCAGTAGGCGAGCATGATGACTTGGTGGACAGTAGCACGCAGGCTTTGTTGAGGTTTCGACAGGGAGGATTTGTTCGTGTGCCGAGTGATGAAGAAGAAGAGGAGTACCGTGTGCGGCGTGCCGAATATTACTAGGTGAGGTATATATGGCAAGTCAGTTTACGGAAGAAGACCTTAGAATTGCGATAGAAGCATACGAAGTCCGTGGCACTTTGAAAGAGGCGGCGGAGTCTATCGGGATATCCAAGGACGCCATGTGGCGCAGAATACAGGAGGCAAAAAGGAGGTTTGCCAAGTCAAAGGAATTTTATATTGACAAGGAGGCGTTGGTCGATGAAACAGCCCCTCTTGAAGAGATTATTCAGAGAAGGAGATTAGAGTTCCTCCGCAAGGAGGCATCGGAGAAATCCCGCAATCTGATTTCCTGTAAAGTAAAGATTGACGGTCCAATAGCTATTCTCCACATGGGGGACAATCATGTGGACGACCCCGGAACTTCGATAGATTTGTTGGAGCAGCATGTCGGGCTAATCTCCGAGACGCAGGGATTGTTCGGGGCCAATGTTGGAGACATGGCCAATCACTGGGTTGGACGGCTTGCTCGTCTCCACGCGCATCAGACCGTTACTGAAGCGGAAACGTGGAAGCTGGTGGAGTGGCTCATTACCAGCGTTGACTGGTTGTACCTAATTGGTGGCAACCATGATCTCTGGGTTGGAGATGGTGACCCGATAGAGTGGATGATCCGCAAGCAGGCCGGAGTGTATCAGGCGCATGGTGCCCGAATTGGTTTGAAGTTCCCGAATGGGAAGGAAGTTCGGATTAACGCACGGCATGACTGGAGTGGCCATAGTCAGTGGAATCCTGCTCATGGGCCTGCGAAAGCTGCACAAATGGGGATTGATGACCATGTTATTATCAGTGGTCATCGCCATATCAGTGGTTATCAGCTTGTTAAGCAGCCAAATTCAGGATTGATCAGTCACGCTATAAGGGTGGCAAGTTACAAGATATATGATAACTATGCGAAACAAATGGGGCTGCGGAATCAAAATATATCGCCAGCCGTAGTGACAGTAATTAACCCGGAGCGTTCAGACGATGACCCCGGCCTCGTGACAGTGCTGCACGACATTGAGACGGGAGTTGATTTTCTGAAATTCCTTAGACGTAGAAGTAAGGTATGATTGCATGGCAATAGAGAAAGCCATAGCCCAAGCGCCCAATTTTTCCAATCGCCCGGAAGGGTTTGAGGATATCGACCCGGACAGGAATGGTGCGAAAGTTGAAATAGAAATTGTCAATCCAGAGGCTGTCTCAATTGAGACAGGGGATGGCGGCGTTATTGTTGACTTTGGCGTTGATGGAGAAGAGGGCTCGACACGGCACGATGACAATCTGGCAGAGTTTTGTGATGAGGAATGTTTGCGGCATCTCGCTTCCGAGCTTATAGGAGATTACGAGGCAGACAGGTCGTCCCGTGGGGATTGGGAGAGAACCTACGTCAAGGGCCTCGACCTTCTTGGACTGAAGATTGAGGACAGAACAACGCCTTGGCCCGGTGCTTGCGGGGTCCACCATCCGATCCTGACGGAGGCTGTGATCCGCTTCCAGTCGCAGGCGGTTACGGAGGTGTTCCCAGCCAGTGGCCCTGTGAAAACAAAGATTGTCGGAACAATAACCGATGAGAAAGAAAAACAGGCGACCCGCGTTCGGGAATATATGAACTATCTCCTTACGGAGAAGATGACGGAGTACCGGCCAGAGACAGAACAGTTGCTGTTCAGCCTGCCACTGGCGGGCTCTGCGTTCAAAAAGGTTTATTATGATCCCAGCATGGGTCGATGCTGCGCCCATTTTGTACCTGCCGAGGATTTTGTAGTTAGCTACGGTGCTTCCGATCTGCTTTCAGCGGAACGCTACACACATGTTATGCGGAAGAATGCCAATGATATCCGCAAATTACAGGTTGCTGGTCTGTATATGGATGTGGATATCGGGAAATCCCACGATATCCAGAGCGACGTGCAGGAGAAATACGACGAACTGGAAGGTGATAGTCCATCATACGAGAACGACAATCGCCATGTTCTTTATGAGATGCACGTCAATCTCGATCTTACAGGTTTTGAGGATACGGATGAGAGTGGAGAGCCCACAGGAATAGCCCTCCCTTATGTTGTGACAATAACCAGAGGCTCGAACAGGGTACTGGCGATAAGGCGTAACTGGTACGAAGATGATCCACTCCGCATGAAGCGGATGCATTTCGTTCATTATCAATATATGCCCGGATTGGGTTTCTATGGTTTTGGGCTAATTCATCTTATTGGGGGTATCGCCAAAACGGCAACGTCGCTGACACGTCAGCTTGTTGACGCGGGCACTCTGGCCAATTTACCCGGAGGTCTGAAGGCGAGGGGGTTGCGGATCAAGGGGGATGATTCGCCTATTATGCCCGGTGAGTTCAGGGACGTGGATGTCCCCGGAGGGGCAATCAAGGATAACATTACGTTCCTTCCCTACAAGGAACCGTCTGGTGTCCTGCACCAGATGCTTACGGAGATTGTCGAGGAGGGAAGAAGATTTGCCAGTCTGACTGATCTGAAGCTGGCTGACATGAAGCAGGATGCGCCTGTTGGTACGACGCTTGCGTTGATTGAGCGCAGCATGAAAGTAATGACGGCGATACAGGCAAGACTTCATGCGGCGATGAAGAGAGAGTTTATACTGGTTGCCGATATTGTAAGGGACTACGCCCCGGAAGAGGGTTACGAATACGAGGAGGACAAGGAGGCTGTACAGGCGAAGGATTTCGATAAGAGAGTGGATGTCATTCCTGTCTCCGATCCTAATTCTTCCACTATGAGCCAGCGGATTATGCAGTATCAGGCGGCACTGACGTTAAGTCAGCAGGCCCCGCAGATGTATGATCTTCCTGAACTGCATCGGCAGATGCTTAATGTGCTTGGCATTCAGGATGCAGACAAGATTATTCCTTTGTCCGAGGAGAAGAGGCCCAGAGACCCTGTATCGGAAAATATGGACGTGCTGAATGGGAAGCCCCTCAAAGCATTTATCGAGCAGGATCACGAGGCGCATATTCAGATTCATATGGCCGCGATACAAGACCCGAAGATACAGCAACTGGTTGGCCAAAGTCCGATGGCGGCTCCAATTGCAGCGGCGATGGCCGCTCATGTACAGGAGCATCTTGGGTTCCAGTACCGCAAGGAGATCGAGAAGGAGCTTGGTGTAGAACTGCCGCCACTAAACGAAGACTTGCCACCGGAAATAGAGAACAAGCTATCCAGTCTGATAGCAGAGGCAGCACAGCGTTTGCTCAACAAGAATGTTGTCGAGGCCCGCCAGCAGGAAATACAGCAGCAGCAGCAAGACCCGGCCATCCAGATGCAGCAGGCGAAGCTGCAATTGCAGGCGCAGGACATGGAGCGTAAGACACAGGCAGACAAGACCCGCGTTGTTTCTGATATGGCCAAGGCGGAAATGCGGCAGGAGACAGAAACCAAGAGGATTGAGACGCAGGCTGAAATTGAGGCTATGCGTCTTGGCATTGAAGTCGCCAAGGGTCGTGAGGAGATGGCGCAGGAGCAGGATAAGATCAACAAAAAAGATACGATAGAAAGAGCCAAGATTGTCAGGGATGCAGGGAAGGCGTTGATGGACAGCGGGAAGACAAGGAGACAGTAACTATTGGCTGAAGAACATTTATTTGAGGTCTATCAGCAGAAAATTCGTGAGCGTATGAACGAACTGGCTGACTCCATTGCGACGGGAGCAGCACAGAGTTTCGACGAATATCGAAAGATGGTGGGAGTAATCGAGGGTCTTGCTCTGGCGGAGCGGGAGCTTCTTGACCTGATTGAAGTATTGAAAAAAGGAGAAGAATAGATTCAGGAGACCGCGTCTCCCTAACCGCGAGCAGGGGTCCGTCAACCCCGCCAATGGCAAAAACGTGCAAGAGGATATTATGTCTGATAGTAGTCTGATAGAGAAAGATGTTTTAGAGGAGAAACGAAAGGCGTCACAACTGCCACAGCCTTGTGGTTACAACTTGCTGATTGCTCTTCAGCGGCCTGAGAAGCAGACGGATGGGGGAGTCCTTCTCCCCGATGATGTCAGTGACCGAGAAGGAACAGCCTCCATTACGGGAATGATCCTGAAGATGGGGCCTGATGCCTATACAGATAAGAAAAGGTTCCCCAGTGGTCCTTATTGCAAGGAGGGGGACTGGATTATTATGAGGGCGTATTCAGGTACTAGGGTTCTTATTCACGGACAGGAGTTTCGTTTGATCAACGATGACACTGCCTTGGCGGTTGTCCAAGATCCCAGAGGGGTGAAAAGAGCATGAGTGATACAGCAAGAGCGGCAGCCGTTGAGGAAACGGTTGCGCCTGAAGCCGCAGAGCCTGTAGAGATTCTGGGGGATGAGGTTGATCTTGAAGTGAGTGTCGTTGACGATACTCCCGCAGAAGATCAGAACCGCCCTGTGAGAGCAGACGGAGCGGAGGAAGATGACGATCTTGATGAGAGTCAGTTCGGTCAGCGTATCCGCAAGAGAATTGATAAGCTCCGTTATGAGTGGAATGAAGAGAGACGCGCCAAGGAGGGTGCGCTTCGGGAAAATCAGGAGGCGGTTAACTACGCCCAAAATGTTCAGGGCGAGAACCAGACTCTGAAACAACAGTTGGCTGACCAACGCAAGCTGCTTTATGATCAGGTTTCCGCTAAGACGGACGCCGAGATTGATGGCGCGAAGCGGAAATATAAGGAGGCTTATGAAGCTGGAGATTCTGATGCGATTGTAGACGCACAGAGTGAACTCTCCAGACTGAACGCGGAGCGGGCGCAGTATGTCTATACTCCGGCGCAGGCTGCACAGCAGCCGTTACCGCAGCAACCGCCTCCGCAACAACAACCTGTTCTGCCGCCTGATCCATTGGCAGTAGACTGGTTGAAGAGGAATACATGGTTTCAGCAGCCGGGTTATGAAGAGATGACCGGGTATGCGATAGGACTTCACGAGAAACTGGTGAAGCAGGGGATAGACCCGCGAGGGAATCCGCAGTATTACGAACAGATTGATGCTGTCCTGAAGCAACAGTTTTCTGAAAATGTCGGGAAGGAAGGAGAGGCTGGTGCAGCACCGACTTCCCGAAAAACCCCGGTCGTCGCTCCCGCCAGAAGGGGTGGGAAGACGCCGCGCAAAGTGGAGCTAACCAGCACCCAAGTTGCTCTCGCTCGAAAACTTGGGTTAACGCCAGAACAGTAGTACGCACAGCAGCTTGTGAAGGAGATGGGCAATGGCTGACGGAAAGGCAACGGAGCGCAAACCAAGAGAAACAGAAACCAGAGCAGCTTCTGAGCGTGAACGCGCTTGGGAGCCGCCGCAGGTTCTCCCTGATCCAAAGCCGCAGGACGGTTACGCCTTCCGGTGGATCAGGACCGCCATTCTTGGGAACGCGGATAATGTGAATACATCGAAGCGTTTTCGGGAAGGATGGGAGCCTGTGAGGGCTGAAGACCATCCCGAACTTATGCTTGTTTCTGACCAAGATAGTAAATTTAAGGGGAATATCGAAGTCGGGGGCCTGCTACTCTGCAAGACTTCTGAAGAGAATGTGCAGGTTCGTAATAAGTATTACAACGATATGGCTCAGAGACAGATGGAATCTGTTGATCAAAACTATATGAGGGAAAATGATCCTCGAATGCCGAAACTTAATGAGTCTAGGACGAGGGTTTCCTTCGGAGTGGGTGCCAAACCTGAGTAGGTTGGTGCCTTGGTTTCAACTCTAAATCCTTTAGGAGGATAACAATATGGCGACTACTGCTACGCCACATGGTTTCCGTCCGATTGGTTTGCTTGGTGGAGGTGCATGGAGTGATTCTGTGCGCCACATGAAGATGACCAATTCGTATGGTACCTCTGTCTTCTACGGGGATGCGCTCAAAGTTGTGGCTGCTGGTACAGTTGAGAAGGATTCCGGCACCACCACTATGACCCCCGTAGGGATATTTGTTGGGTGTTCTTATACAGACCCCAATTCCAATCAGCCAACATACTCACAGATGTGGACGGCAAGCACGACTGCCACCGATATTCTTGCGTATGTTGTTGACGATCCGAATGTTGTTTTCCAAGCTCAGGGCGATGCAACGCTTGCCCAGACGGCGCTTGGGAATAATGTCGCGGTTGTTCAAACTGCTGGCTCCACGTCAATCGGAACGAGTAAGAATGCAATTGACTCGGATACGATTGCCACAACCAAAACCCTGCCGATTCGTATCCTTGGCTTTGTTGATGGGCCGAATTCTGCTGTTGGTGACACCTATACGGATGTCATCTGCAAGTGGAACTCAGGTGGAGACGCCACTGGCGACTCCTGTGCCTCTCATCAATGGCATGATACGACGGGCATCTAGGAGGATTGAGTTATGGCTATTTCAAGAGCCCAAATGCTCAAAGAACTCTTGCCCGGTCTTAATGCTCTGTTTGGCCTTGAGTATGCCAAATATGAAGATGAGCATAAGGAGTTATATGAAACTGAATCGTCAGACCGCAGCTTTGAAGAAGAAGTTGCTCTGAGCGGTTTTGATGCAGCGCCTGTTAAGAACGGCAATTGCGTATGACAACGCGCAGGAGAGTTATACTGCACGGTATAGTCACGAAACGGTTGCAATGGGATTTGCGATTACTGAGGAAGCAATGGAGGACAACCTCTATGACAGCCTTAGTGCCCGCTATACCAAGGCTCTCGCTCGTGCGATGGCGTACACCAAGCAAGTCAAGGCGGCAAACTCCATTAACAATGGAATGCCTTCTGGCTCGTTTCAATCAGGTGATGGTGTCACGCTGTTCAATACCTCGCACCCACTCGTGTCTGGCGGCACGAACTCCAACACGCCTTCCACGGCTTCTGATCTGAACGAGACCTCTCTTGAGGCAGCGGTCATTCAGATTGCCAAGTGGACGGATCAACGCGGCCTTCTGATTGCGGCTCGCCCGCGTCGGATGGTTGTCCCGCCAGATCTGATGTTTGTTGCCACTCGTATTCTGGATAGCGATCTGCGTCCAGCTACGGCTGACAACGATGTCAACGCCATTAAAAATAATGGCACGATACCTGAAGGATACAGGGTGAATCATTACCTAACAGACACAAATGCTTGGGTAATTTTGACCGATGTCCCGAATGGGTTAAAGCACTTTGAACGTGCGGCAATGACCACTGCAATGGATGGAGATTTCAACACTGGTAACGTCCGGTATAAAGCCCGCGAACGTTATTCGTTTGGCGTCTCTGACCCATTGGGTGTCTTTGGTTCACCCGGTGCCTAGTAAAGATTGAGGGGGGCTTTGCCCCCCTTTTTCTTTGTTTTTTTCTGGGACTGAATAGCCCTAGCGACTGGCCCAGCAGACGCTTACGAAGACTCTAGGGCGAAACCTTTGTAAGAAGGAATGCCGATATGGCGAACACTACATTTAATGGTGCCGTTAGGTCTGAGAATGGTTTCAAGGTTATCAATATCGCCTCGACAACTGGGGTTGTTACTGAAACTTCTTCTCAAGCATCTACAGGTATTTTTACCAACAAGTATATCAAGCACGTTGGTATTGTAACTGGTGTTACAGTAAACTCTACGGCTGGAGACAGCCCTGCAATTGGCTCATTCAGCCAACCCAAAAATACTATCATCACTAACATCAAGATATTTTGCGCTACGGCTCCGGTTATCGGAACGGGAGACATTGGGTTTGACCGGTGCTCAGATTGTTGCGGCGATCACCGATCAGATTCTAGATGGTGGTACAACGGTTGTAGTGGGTAATGTCGTAAGTCTTACGTTGGTAGCTCAGACTGAGAGTACCACTACTGCTCCGGCTTCTGTTCAGTACGCATCAGCAGCAAGAACCATTTACTGTAATATCACCAATACGGCAGATGCTACCACGGCTGGCTCCTTCACGTTCATTATTGAATATGTGCAGGTTGCATAAATTAGGGTAGGGGGAACTATCCCCCTCCTCTTCTAGAAGGAGATTACAATGGCAGACGCTGTTAGTACTACCACCATTGAGGACGGCGAGCGTCAGCTTGTTGTCCAGTTGACCAACCTCTCCGATAACAGTGGGGAGGCCAAGGTCACGAAAATTGATGTTTCCGCTCTTCAAAGTAATGCTCGCGGTATAGCTTGTAACGAAGTTCGTATCCAAGAGATATGGGCGCAGGTTTATGGGTTCGACGGCGTGCAGCTTTGGTACGATGCGGATACGGATGTTGTTGCTTTTAACGCTGGCGTTGGCTGGACCTATCAGGATTTCAGTGATGTCGGCGGTCTCAAGATGTATGGCACCAACGCAACAGGAGATGTTCTTCTCTCTACGTTAGGCACAGAAGCATCAGGAGATGCGTACCAGATCGTGATCCGAGCCGTAAAGTATTATGACTAATGAATACTGACGCAACACTGATATGGAATCTCATCCTTACTTTAGGCGGGGGTTCCTTTCTTTACTGGATGCGCGGGATGTCGTCTCAAGTTAATGATATGAGACGAAGGCTTGCTGATACTCGTGAAGAGGTAGCCAAGACTTATGTTACCAAGGCTGAGGTGCAGCAAGACATGAAGGAAATTCTGAATCGGTTTGATCGCATGGAAGAGAAGTTTGATCGCTTTATTGCGTCAAGGATTACATGATGGCTGTCTGCAAGAAATGTGGCGGTGTTTTGCCCAATCCTGATCTTTGTATATGTCCCCCGAAGAAGAGGTTAAGTGATGGCGACAAAAGGGCAGAAGAAAGTCAAGAAGGTGATGTCGGAGTTCAAAAGGGGCAAATTGCATAGCGGGAGCAAGCGCGGCAAGAAAGTAAAGAGCCGCAAGCAGGCGATTGCTATTGCGATGTCCGAAGGACGCAAAGCATCCAGAAGGAGAGGCTGATGCCTACAGTTGGAACAGGGAAGAAGAAGAAGACGTTTCGGTATACCAAGGCTGGCCAAAAGGCAGCTAAGGTGTACGCCAAGAAAACCGGGAAGAAACTGAAGAAGAAGAAGGCTTACTCGTAATGGCAACCAGCGGCACAAGCGCGTTTACTCTGGATATTTCTGATGTCTGTGAAGAGGCATTTGAGCGTGCCGGGGTTGAGATGCGGAGTGGTTATGATCTCAAGACTGCTCGTCGCAGCCTTGATCTTATGTCACTGGAGTGGGTCAATCGTGGCTTGAACCTGTGGACAATAGATGAAGGCACGCAAGCTCTAACGGCTGGTACGGCGACATACTCGTTCCCGTCTGGGACTCTTGATTTTCTTGATCAGGTTATCCGCATCAACGCCGGTAATACTTCCACGCAGGCGGATACAACATTAACAAGGATTAGCCCGCCAACTTATAGTTCTATCCCGAATAAGCTCGATGATGGGAAACCATTACAGATTTATATCCAGCGTACTACTTCTCCTCAATATACCTTATGGCCTGTCCCTGATGATGCCGAGACTTACACTCTGGTTTATTGGCGGATCAAACGTATTCAGGATACTGGTACTGCCGGGTCCAATAACTATGATGCCCCGGAGCGGTGGTTGCCAGCCCTTACCGCTGGCCTTGCATATTATGTGGCAATGAAGAAGCCTGAATCTCAGAATCGTGTTCAGGGATTAAAGGCTGTTTATGACGAGCAATTCGAGTATGCGGCTGCGGAAGACCGAGTGAAGGCGAGCTTTCAGGTTGTACCCGGAGGGTACGGAGCGATCTGATGGGGGACTTCGCTACTGGCAAATATGCTCTTGGTATCTGTGATAGGAGCGGTCTGACCTATAAACTGAAAGACCTTGTGCCGCAGGTAAAGAACGGCAAGGACACGGGGTTAAAAGTTAGCCGGTCAATGCTTGATCCTGATCAGCCTCAGTTATGGCTTGGCAGGGTTTCCGTGAAAGATCCGCAGGCGGTGCGTGGGCCGAGGCCAGAGTCAGGTTTGACGGAGCAACGTGATACGGATTGGAACTGGTCCCCCGTAGGAGACAAGAACCTACTGGGTGAACAGTACGGGTTTTCTACTCAGGATAGTACTCAGGCTACCGGAGAAGTTGGGTCAGTTACGGTAACGACGACATGACTGAGGTATCGAGAAAAGATTTACACACCATGCAGGCTGCGGCACAAATGCCCGGTGTGGATTATAGTGTGTTTGTGGCAGAGATGGATGAGGAGCATGTGGTTAATGTGGCCTTCACCGGGCTTATTGATAAAGACCATGCTGACTGGTTTGCAAAATATATTACGCTTCTTCTGGAGTTGAATAGCATTGATAGTACTACGGAGTATCCAAACTGATGAATTATTCAACGCTCGTGCAGGCAATCAAAGACTATACCGATAATACGGAAACCACCTTTGTAGGTAACATTGACAATTTTATTGCTCAGGCAGAGAGAAGGATTCTTCTGGATACGGACTTTCCTGTATTCCATAAGAATGTGAGGGGGACAATAACAGACTCAGTAACTTATCTCTCCAAGCCGACAGATTTCCTGACAGCTTTCTCGTTAGCTGTGGTTGGGAGCGATAATGTATACACATATCTCCTGCCGAAAGATGTTTCTTTTATGCGGGAATTTAATCAGGACACAGACACACAGGGAACGCCGAGGTATTATGGACATTTTAGCAATGATTCCTTTATTATTGCTCCTGTCCCTGACGATGATTTTACTACAGAGTTACATTATAAGTATGCGCCAACGCAGATTTCCAGTAGCAATACGACAACATGGATTGGAGATAATGCAGATACCGCCCTTTTGTATGGCTGCTTGCTTGAAGCCTACACGTTTATGAAAGGTGAGCAGGATTTGATAGGTCTGTATTCGGGAAGATATGAATCGGCTCTTAGCTCTCTTCGTAAGTTAGGGGAGCTTGATGACAAGCGCGATCTATATCGAAACGGGAATCCATTCATCATGCAGCAGGCTGCATCTAAATGATCGGATTGCAGGCTTCTGAAATTCCTCCAGTGATTGTTAAGACCAGTACTGGAGGTGGTCTGTCCTCCGAGCAGGTAGCGGAGCTTTGCTGCAACAAGATTATACACGTTGGAGAAAATCTAGCGCCCGAAGTCCGTGAGCAGGCAGAGGCATACAGGGACAGGTTGCAGGTGGTAATCCTACACTACATTCAACATGCGGTGAGAGCAGAGAGAGATCGTTGCGTACACGCTGCTGCCAGCGGTGGCTACGATGAATTGGCCAATCTACTAAGGAGTTTATAGAAAATGGCAATCACACAAGCAATGTGTACCAGTTTCAAGAAGGAGATACTCGAAGCGAAGCACAACTTCCTACTTAGTGGTGGGAGTACTTTTAAGATTCCGATGTATACCAGTAGTGCTTCCTTGGGCGCAGCAACAACAGCCTACACAACAAGTGCAGAAGTGTCTGGGACTAACTATACAGCCAAGGGAAATAGTCTGACTAGAATAGATCCAAGCACAAGTGGGACTACTGCATTGACAGACTTCGCAGATACCACTTGGAGTAGTTCGACCATCACTGCCCGTGGGGCTATGATCTTCAATGAAGATGCCAGCGGAGATACGTCGGTTCTTATTCTTGATTTTGGGTCGGATAAGTCTAGCTCTTCTGGGGATTTTACTATCCAATTTCCTGCGGCAGATGCAAGTAATGCGATTATTCGCATAGCCTAGCAGGTTAGTTATGGCTACCAACACTGGTTTTGGGCGCAGTACTTATGGTTCTGGAGGATATGGAGATGAACTCCCCATATCTGTTACTGGCGTTGCAGCAACTGGTGCTGTTGGTAATGAAACTGTTGTTGAGGGAACCGGCGTTACGGTATCAGCAACAGGCGTTGCAGCAACTGGTGCTGTTGGTAATGAAAGTGTTGTTTTGGCTGTTACAGTTTCTGCAACTGGAGTTGCTGGAACTTCTGCCGTTGGTAGTGAAACTGTTGTTGAGGGAACTGGCGTTACGGTTTCTGCAACTGGTGTTTCCGCCACAGGTTCCGTAGGAAGTGTGTCGGTTACTGAGGGTGAGGGCGTTACTTTCGCTGTTACTGGATTGAGCGCGACCGCAACCACAGCTAAGGTGAATGTATGGAGCGCAATTGATACTTCTCAGACCCCTGAATGGGCTGCTGTAAGTACTACACAAACCCCGTCTTGGACGGATATTGCTGCTTAGACTTTAGGAGAGAGTTACATGGCATCATCATATACAACTAATTCTGGTATTGAGAAGCCAGCCACTGGTGACCAGTCAGGCACATGGGGTGCTACTGTAAATACCAACATGGATATTCTCGACACGATTGTGTCCGGGTTTATCCAAGTTACCGCTGGCAGTACATCAGTTAACTTAACGACTACGGATGGCAGCGTAACTGCGGGGATGAACCGCGCTATCAAGTATGTGGATGGCGGTGATCTGGGGGGTAATTGCACGGTTACAATTACACCTAATGATCAGGAAAAGCTGATCTTTGTTGAAAATGGTTTGAGCGCATCCCGTAGCCTGATCTTTTCTCAGGGATCAGGGGATAATTTTACGCTCCAGAACGGGAAGCAGGCTATCATCAGGAGTGATGGCGCGGGTTCCGGGGCTGATGTTACTGGTGCTTATGCAAATATACAGATTTCAACTTTAGAATGTGAGGGTGCTGGAGCCATTGATGGCGCTCTTACGGTTGGCGGCGCTCTCACTGCTAGTGGTGGTGTGGCTGCGACTGGGAATGTTACGGCGACAGGAACGGTAGAACCCGCAGGTGATACTGCTGCTGCTGATAATGCCGCGCTAGGCTATACTTCTGGGGAAGGAATAATAATTACAGGACAAGGAAGCACCAACGATATCACCCTCAAGAATGATGCCGATGCGGAAGTTTTTGGCGTTCCAACAGGTGCTACAGGCGTTACATTCAAGGGCGTTATCCGTACTGACGATGCTACAGATAGTACCAGTGGAACTAGTGGGTCGATTCAGACTGACGGTGGTATCGGTGCAGTAAAAGAAATTGTTACGGATGCAACGCTTCAGCCACTAGGAGATACTTCTTCTTCTGATAAGGCAGCAGTAGGCTATACTTCTGGGGAAGGAATAATAATTACAGGACAAGGAAGCACGAGCGATGTCACGATCAAGAATGATGCTGATGGCACTGTGTTTTCTATAGCTACGGGTACGACTACAGGTACTTTTGCTGG